CAAACAGAAAGAATGTTAGAATTATACAAAAAGCGCATGATAATTTCTATTAAAAAACTGCGTTTGTTACATCATAGATTATATGATATTCAAACAGTTAAATTACCAAGACTTTCAGAGGCTTCAAGAATCCATATTGATAAAAAAATCAGTAAAGAAGCGGGATTTGTTTTGAACCAAGATTTGCAAGCAGTTCATAAAAAAATGAAAGAAACAGAAAAGGAATACGCTGAAGTTGTTCGCCATAAAACATTTGTAAACATGGCAATTATTCAATTAGAAAACGGCGCAGACCCTAAAATGATTTTGAATTTGTTAAAACAAACACAGATGGAGGAACCAGAATGATACAAAAAGGACAATTGACAGTTATTGATTTAGAAACCTATACTTGTATTGAAGTAAAAGAAGGCTATGCTTATTTGAAGAATGTCCTACACGAACAGGGTAGGCCAAGAAAGATGCTTCAACACCTTGTTCCATATTTTACAGAAGAAGGTGAGTTTATTGAACCTAAACAGCCGGAGAAGAAGAAATATTCTTCAAGAGTCAGTCTTAAACAACTGATTAACAATAGCACTGAAATGCCTGTTAGTAGGTCTTTTGTAAGTCTATTATCCGAATGGCTTGAGGGTGCTGTTACTGATATGGTAGTGTGGGCTGAAAACAATGCTAATGCTAAAAACCATCAAAGGATTTCAGCACAACATTTGTATTGGTGGGAGTTAAGCCATACCCAAGAACCTAACGGGCATTGGCCTTCACAGGAAGATTATGTAAAAGAAAGGTGATTATGTGCTTCAAGATGAACATATCCAAGAATGGATAAATGAGTATGGAGGGGTTACTTCTTATACTTATCTTGTTTATGGAGAAATAGATAATAGAGATTTGATGATGATTCAGCAAGGATTAACTCTTAGGTTACTCCATAAAGGACACGACCATATAATGTTATTTATCGAAGAAATAATTGATGAAGAATTAGCAAATGCTTTAGGTCATTATAGGGGAACACAAATAAACATAGTTTTCCGTGGAGATAATTCAGATATTGAAGAGTTAATAACTTCAACTATTTCCGAAGGACTCGAATATTTAAGATTAAAACATGACTTCATTGGAATGATGGGGGCAAATGAATATGTATAGTAAAGATATGTTAATAGGAATTTTGTTAAGTGTAGGAAAACCAGAAATACAAATCATAAGAGATGATAACTCTAACATAGGTTATAGAGTTAGGCTGATGGTAAAACTAAGAGGGAGAGAACAATTTGTTGAAGCGGTTTCAAGAACCCTTCTTCAACATGAAATAACTTGCTCTATTTCTAAACAAGAGTCTAAATCAAGACCAGCACCAATATTAAAAATTGGAGGCATTAAAAATATCTATAAGTTGATGGTATTAATTCATCCTCACCTTATTGATAAGAATGAACTATGGCCTCCGTTTAGAGAAGCGGTGAATATAGTAGCAGATAATAAACACTTAACACTAGAAGGATTAGAAGAATTATTCCGTATAAAGGGATTGATATAATGGGTATGAGTAATTTAAATAACAATAGACCAATACTAATAACAGGAAAAACAGGAACAGGAAAAACAACAAAGGCAAAGGGTATGTTACCTAATGCTTTAGTTGTGTATGCAAATGAAATGAATATCCAAGACTTAGGTTCGTTGCCTAAAGAGAATGGAATCATCATTGAAGATGTGCATTATAAACCTAATAAAGAGTCGATTCTTAATGTTATTAGAAGGTATAGGGGAGATATAGTTTTGACATCTATTAATGAGAAAGATGTTCCAAAGGAAATCAAGGCCAAGTGCCAGATTAAACGAGCAGGTTCTCATAATTATTTAACAGATTCAATCAAAGAATTAGCACCCCATAGTCAAGAACCGTTTGCTTTGGATAAGGACACCTATTCTTTAGTAATGTTCTATCTAAAAGAAACAGATAGAGATATTGTTTCAGAAGTTTTGAAGCATAATAAACCACCCGATACGCAGATTCTATCATGGATTGTTGAAAACATTCATCCTAATAAAATATTATTTATTGATGGTGTGGTTAAACGAAGATGGAGTCAAAAATACTTTTACGAGATGTTAGCCTATTGTCATAGTGGTAACATTCGTGGGAGAATCAACATGCCAAAAAGAGGCACATTTTCTAAGATACCTAAACTGATTAAAAGGTTGGGTATTAAGAACGGAGATAAAAGAATCTTTGCTCAAATGATAAAGGATGAGGATTTCGTAAAATACGCCAAGTCCAAATTCAATAATGGTGATTGTAGGATTCTTAATTTGGGCGAAAAGAAAAGAAGAAAAAGGACTGAAAAAATAAAAATAAAAGTGAATACATTGGAGGAATATTTTTGAAAAATAAAAAGTTAGTTAATACACTGTTTTCTATATTACAAGATACAGAAATGGGTGTAGGAGAAATACAACATAGATTGAAAGAAAACGGACATGCTTTAAGAGGCAGGTCTTTTACACGACAACAAATTGCTGGTATTTTAGCAAAGAATAAACTCTTTGTTAAATCAAGAAAACTAGCAAAGACTACGCTTTGGAAAGCAAATCCTGACTATAAATACATAGAAAGGAAAAGAAAAACCGGCGGAGAAGTACCTAGTAATTGGGAGAGAGTATAATGTTATGGACTGAAAAATATAGACCTAAGACTTTACGAAATATCAAAGGGCAAGAACATTTTGTTTTAGATGCCGAAGTATGGGTTGAAGAAAAGAATATGCCTAATGTATTACTTTATGGTAATGCAGGTACAGGTAAAACAGGTGCAGGTTTGGCATTAGCAAAGAGTATTTTAGGAGAACATGCTAAAGATAATTTTGTTGAAGTAAATGCTTCTGATGATAGAAGATTAGAAGTGATAAGAACCACAATTAAGAATGTCGCACAAAGCGGTACTATTGGTGATGTTCCTTTTAGAATCTGTCTATTAGATGAAATGGATGGCATGACAAAGGATGCTCAAAATGCTTTGAAAAGAATCATGGAAAGATATGCCGCTAATATACGCTTTATTATTACTTGTAATGATAAGAGCAAGATTATTCACCCACTACAAAGTCGGTGTGCTAACTATCATTTTAAGCCATTGTCTAATGAAACAGTTTTAGAAGTTATCAAAGAAATACTTCAAAAGGAACAGGTATCTAATTTTACGGATGATGAGTTGACTCCCTTTATAGCCTCCTTAGATGGTGACATGCGTAGGGCGATTACGGAACTACAAGCCGCAAAATCATCTGGCTTTTCATTAACAAAGCAAATCGAAAATTCACTACAAGAATATAATAAAATACTAATGCTAATACTAGATAAAAAACCGAATGAATCTCTTAACCAACTTCATAATATAATTTATGAAGGTCGTAATGTAAAAGAGATTTGTTTAG